GAGTGTCAAGAACATCCTCTTGGATATCGACTCAGGTGGTGGTCAAGTGGCTGGTGCCTTTGATTTCAGAGATTACCTTATGGAGCAACGCGGGCGAAAGCCTATTGTCTCTATCGCAAGGGATACTATGGCCTCCGCTGCATACCTAATTGGGTCAGCCACAGATAAGGTCTACACGACACAAACTGGGTCTGTTGGTTCCATTGGTGTTGTCGCTATGCACGTGGATAACTCGGAAGCTAATGCCAAAGCTGGTGTTAAGCCTACTTTTATTTACGCTGGTGACTATAAGACCGCTGGCAACCCCAATGCCCCACTTGAGGGTGAGGCCCTTAGCTATCTTCAAGAGTCAGTCAATGACTCATATGAAATGTTTATTAGTGCTGTAGCGGAAGCTAGAGACATTACACCAGATGCAGTTCGCGCTACAGAAGCTCGGATGTATGGGGGGCAAAAGGCTGTCGATCAAGGACTGGCCGATGGCGTATCTACTTTAGAGATAGCCCTTACCGAACTCGCAACGTCAGCCCCGCGAGTTTATCAATCTATGTCAATCACAAACAAGGAAACCCTTATGACACCTGAGGAAATTGAAAAGCTACAGGCTGATCTTGCTGTTGCAACAACTGCTAATGAATCGCTCCGTGCATGTATTATAGAAGAAGGATACAGCATTACTGTTGAAGGTCTTTCCAAAGAGGAAGCATCGGTTGCTGAGTTTATCGAAGTAGCTGGTACTATGGTAGACAAAGCCTCCCTCCCTGCTGAAGTGGTTACAGCTCTAGAGACAGCATTTGCTGATAAGCTGGACGCTACTCTCACAGAGCAAGCCAACCGTGACCTCCCTAACTTCGCAATGGATGATGCTAAGGCACTCCTGAAGCTGGTAGGCTCCGACGAAACAACCATGACTGCACTTAAGTCTGCTGATGCTGCTATCGGGAAACTGATGGAAGAAACAGGTTCTACAGATGTAGATGGTCAAATGACTACTGCTCAAGATAAGCTTGACGCACTAATCACAAATGAAATTGCTGATGCAGGTCTGACAGGATCAAAGAGTATTGCTCGTGCGAAAGCTATGACCAATGTTCTGAAGACTGCTGAAGGTAAAGCACTAGAAGCGCAAGCTCGTAAGGATAAAGTATAATGCCATATAATAACATTGACGGCCAAGTAGAAACATACATCGCTGGTGCGGACCTCACAGGTTCTATCTACCTCTTTGTCAAAATGGATGGAGCTGGTGTAGAAGTCTGTGGTGATGGTGAGGCTGCTGTTGGTGTCCTCTGGAATAGCCCAGCAGATACCACAGCAGCTTCAGTTGTACGTGGTGGTGACCCTTGGGTTTACGCTGGTACTGCACTTGCCGCTGGTATCGACATTGCTTCAGATGCTACTGGTAAGGCTGTAGTAGCTGCCTCTGGTGACATCATCCTTGGTACTACTCGTGCAGCAGCAGCCGCTGGTGATGACTTGGTTCAAATCAACTTCTTCCAAGGTGGCAACGCAGCAGCGTAAACCATACTAATAAGGAAATACATTAATGGCTTATAATAACACCCCTAGTGCTGTTCACCTCGATGAGGTACTCACTAACCTAACACTGTCTTACGTGACAGAACAAAACTTCATTGCGGATAAGATTTTTCCAGCAGTAGAAGTCCAGAAAGTATCGGATAAATTCTACAAGTTTGATCCTGATGAGGAGAACCGTGAAGGCGACGTACAAAAGCTCGCACCACGTACCAGCCCCCCTAAGATTGAGACAGGCTCTGATACGGATACATACTTTGCAGAAGTCTATGGTTTGGCTGCTGACTGGGACACACAGACTTTGGCTAACGCCGATGACGTTCTCGAAGTTCGTATGCGTAAAATCCGTAATGTCATGAATAAGATGCTCATGCAGAAAGACCGTGACTTCCTTAACACGTTCTTCACCGCTGGTGTATGGTCTGAAGACCTTGCTGGTACTACGGACTTCGTGAAGTGGTCTGATGGTGCTTCTGTACCAATTGATAACATGCGTACATGGAAGCGTGACTTCCAACTGCGTAACTACGGTATCAAGGCTAACAAGGTGCTCATTCCTCAGCGTACTATTGATGCATTGATGTCTAACACGCAAATCTTGGGTCGTATTAACGGTGGTGCAACTATTGCTAACCCAGCAATGATTGACATGACATTGCTTGCTAACATCTTTGGTGTTGAAGAAGTAGTCGTTATGGATGCAGTATCTAACACAGCTAAAGAAGGTGCTGCTGGTACCCCTGAGTTTATGGCTGGTGACTCTCTCTTGCTCACATACTCCCCATCTAGTGCAGGTCTCGATATGGCTGCATCAGGTTTGACCTTTGCATACAACTCCATTGAAGGTGTCTCCTACGGTATCTCAGTAGAATCATTCACGGATGATGCTCTCCAGCGTAAAGGTGTAGCTGAGGAAGTACAGGCGAAGATGGCTTATGACATGAAGGTGGTTGGCCCATCGCTCGGCACGTTTGTCAATGACGTTCTGTAAGTGAACTAAGGTGTCCGAAGGGTGTAAGTATTCTTCGGACACTTACATAAGATTAACCCGACAACAAATTAGGACTATACAAATGCCCGAACAGTACAAAGACTTACAAGATAGTATGCCTGTGTTTGTCAAATCTTTTGACGGTATTATCTGGAATGGTAAACAATATAAAGCTGGCAAAGAGTTCCCTTGGAAAACTATTGGTGTGACTTTTGATCAAGCTAGGGTCATGTTTGTAAACCATCAAATCTTCCATAGTGATGAACTAACGGTAGAACATAAGGTAGGCGACGGGCTAGACGCTATGACTATTGAGCAACTACATTATCTTGTGGAAGGTTTCAATGTTAAAGTCAAGGCCAACGCTAAAGATAACAAGATGAAATACGCTAAAGAGAAGTGTAAGTTTTCTCAGGTTGTATCTAAGCAGCGTGGGCTTATCCGCACATGGCGTAGTAACTTTGGCTACCTAGAGAACTAATATTAAAATCAAAGGGATTACCTAATGACTGCTACTTATGATCCAACAGACCTAGATAAGGATACTGCCACTGGTAGAGTTAATGTCGTTAGGTTTCTCTTAGGTGATACTGATGTTGCTTACCCTGAAGTACAAGATGAGGAGATTACGTTTACACTAGCTTCAGCATCTAATGCTGTATACCTAGCAGCCTCCTTGTGTGCATCAGCTATTTCATCAAAGTACGCAGGTTATACTGATACAGAGATTGATGGGATTCTATCATCTGATTATGGTTCTTTGGCAGGTAGCTTTAGTGAACTATCTGTACAGCTTAAGCAAGAGGGCAACAGGCAAGATGGTGGATCACTAGGTATCTTCCTAGGTGGTATGCCAGTGTCCCCTGACAAAGGTTACACATTCTTCCGTAGGCAATTTGAAGACCCAGCCTATAAGAACTTAACTGATGTTTAGGGAGAAAGACCTAGCTAGGCTAGTGAAAGATCATGGTGAAAGCCTCAGTCTCCTCTCAAGCACTAACTCTGGTACCTATAATCCCCAGACAGGTGCAGTAGATGGTTCTACCACAACACCAGTTACATTCAGAGGATATATCTTTAGTAGTGAGGCTGGTATAACTAATACCTCACAAGTCGTAGGATCAGACCGCAGATGCTTTATACCCAAGAGTCAACTACCTAATAATATACCCTCTGACAAAGATAAGATATCTAATGATGAGATACTGATGGTTAGGACAATCAAGAGCAATGGTGTCGTAATGTGTTACATCTGTCACCTAAAGGATTAACCTATGTCAAACCAGATGACTATTAACACTAGTTTCTTCGATAAACTACAGGTATTAGAAGACCAAGTTGAAGAAAAGCTAGAGGATGTTATGCAGAACCTTGCTAGTTTGGCTGTAAGTTACTCTCCGGTTGACACAGGTGCTTATGTTACCTCTTTTTCTCTAGTACCTAACAATGGTGGCGGAGGTAGATCAAGAAAGTCAGACAACAAACCTAAAGGGCAGAATGAGCAAACTATGAGAGACCAAGGCTATTCCCAAATGATGGAAGACTTAGCGGGAATAAACCTGAGAGAAACTACTAGTATTGCAATAAGAAACAGAAGTCCACATGCAAATAACGTAGAGGACGGTGGACCAAACTGGCGCAGAGATGGGTACCATGTGTTTAGGAAGTTAAGGAATGAATCCTAATGACTAGTATATATGACGACATTAGGGCTACTCTAGAGACCCACCTAAGCACGATGACTGATGTACCCTCCATAAGCTACGAGAACGTATCGTATGAGCCTCCTGAAGGTGCTGACTGGTGTAAGACACAGCTACTCCCGACTAGACGTAGGCCAGCTTGCAGAGGTACCGACCCTAAGCAAAAATACGAGGGTGTCTTTACAGTTTTCTGTTATTCTCCTGAAGGCTTAGGTCCAAGCAGGTGTGACGATCTAGCTGACAAAGTAATAGTACACTTCGATGCCACTACGGACATTGTTCACCCGACAGACTCTACCATAGTGGTATCAGTAAACTATGCTGAGAGATCACAGGGTATTAATGCCCAACCATATTATTATGTGCCTGTTGACATTAGCTGGTACTATTACTCTTAACTAAGGATAACCTCACATGCCTATCTCACAGAACAGTCGCGCCTCCCTCGCTACCGTAGTTGAATCTACCTTCGGTACAACCCCAAGCACACCTACGCTAATCACCCTACCTTTCGCTACACATTCCCTTGATGATACACGTCAGACATTGGGTGGTACGGACATTCGTGGTGATGAGATGGAACGCTTCTTGCGCCTAGGTGATGTAACCGTTGCTGGTGATATCACTGGTGACTTCCGTAAGGGTGACTATGATACCCTACTAGAAAGTGTTATGCGAGGGGAATGGGCTACTAACGTACTTAAGGTTGGCACCACACCTAAGTTTATGACCATTGAAGAAACTGCTGCTGACATTGATCAGTTCCGTCAGTTCAAAGGTATGACTGCTAACACTATGAACATTGCGGTAACCAGTGGTTCCTCTACACCAGTACAAGTTACATTCGGTATGATGGGTCGTGAGGTTACACAGTCTGCTACTACTGTAGCAACTACGCTTACTGCTGCATCATCCAACAGTCCATTCGACCACCACTCAGGCGACTTCGCATTGGGCAACGTAGGTAGCTCCAGTACTGCATGTGTAACTGCCATTAGCTTTGACGTAGCACGTAACTACGAGACAACCTTCTGTGTAGGCGACCCTTTGACTAAATCTATGGTCTCAGGTAATGCTGCTATCACTGGTACATTTACAGCGTACTACGAAGATGAGACACTACTGGCACGTTACACAGGTGAAACTCTTACTGAGCTTGAGTTGTCAGTTGACGATGAGACAGGGGCTAACCCATACACCTTCTTGTTTCCATCGGTTAAGTTCACAGGCGCTCCAGTCCCTGTCTCAGGTCCAACTGGTGCCCGTATGGTAGAGATTCCTTTCACAGCACTTTATAATGCTACTGAGGGTAGTAACTTAGTTATCACTCGCACAGCATAAGAAATCCCTTTAACTAGGGTTAGTTGCTTGTGCCTTCGTCGGGTGGGCGCAAGCAACGCTATTGACTGATACCCGATAACTTATAACATAACCACATAGGAAACCCGACAATGGCTGATCTAGCAAACATCAAAAGTAACATTAAAGAAGAAGTAGTAGTAACACTCAAGCTTGGCAAGGATGATATCCTTAACGAACCTAAGGGGGATGCTGAGGCTACCCCTATGACTATTACACTTAGTGGCCCTAATTCTAAGGCTTCTCAGGAAGTAGCTTTCGATATCCAAGATGAGGCTATTGCTAAGTATAAGGCTGACCCAAAAAGTCAAGAGATTAGTTCCCGTAAGATGTTTGAACTACGTGTAGACCGTGTAGCACGTAATACAACTGGATGGAACATTACACTAGATGGTAAGTCACCTAAGTTTACTCTCGATGCTGTCAAGGCTTTTTACAATGAGTATAAGATGTTCTTTTATCAGGTGGAGGAGGCCCTAGAGATTGAGTCGGGTTTTACTCTGGCCTAACTCAACAGATGTGTACTTGGGCGGAGCATAGGTTTCGCCTAAGTAAGACTGATGATAAAGGCACAACGGTACGGGAACACTTGGAACAGGTAGAGAGGCAGCTAGGACGTAAGCCAGCAGAATTAGAGGAGCCTAATGAGCTTCCATCTGTTGTAACTTATCTCTGGGCTGCCTTTTGTCGTTTAAGCAATAGAAGAACAAGTAATGACTCAGGTGTTAACCCTATTTCATTCACAGAGATTAAGGCTTGGAAGGATTTACTAGAGGTTAAGACGCAACCTTGGGAGATCGAAGCCATACTAAAGTTAGATGAAGTTTACCTTAGGGTGACCAGAGAGAAATAGAGAATATAACATGAGCAGTTTTGACCTAGTAGTCTCCTACCCCACACTTAAGGCAGCTAATGCTGCGCTTGAGAGGCTTGGGGTAACTGCGAGCAAGTCTGCTAAGGTTACTACTAAAGCTTTTAGGGCTATGCAGACGGAGTTCGCACGTAACCTCCGCGAAGTTAATAACCAGATAACAACGTCTCAAAGGCTTGAGACACAAAAGCGAAAGGAAGCTCAAGCTGCTGTTGCTGCGGCTACTAAGGCTGCTAATGCTACTAAGGCTCAGGCCAGAGAACTTGAGAGATTGGCTATGAAGTATAAACCTTTGTACGCTGCATCTAAGGGGTATGAGAGAGCTTTAGAAGAAGTTGAGATTGCCTATCAGACAGGCACTATTAGTTCTCGTCAATACGCTGCCTCATTAGAACAAGTTAACCAAAGGTTTGTTCGTGTGCAAGCGGGTGCGGACACTTGGTCTAACCAAATTGTACAAGGCTCACGTAGGGCTGGCAGAGCAATGAATAGCTCTGGTATGGCTATGCAACAGCTAGGTTACCAAGTGGGTGACTTCGCAGTTCAAGTGCAATCTGGTCAATCTGCTTTAGTCGCCTTCTCCCAACAGGGTACTCAGCTTGTAGGTATTTTACCTATGATTAGTAGTCAGCTAGGTATTAGTACTAGAACTGCTTTAGGTTTATCCGTGGGCCTTGGTATTGGTATACCTGTTGTTACATCTCTAGCTGGGGTACTGTTTGGCTTAGGTAAAGAGGCAAAAAGCACTGGTAGTAAAATAGAGGAGACAACTGCTAAACTTGATGAGTATATATCTCTTGTAGAGTCACAAGATGGGTACGGTGGAGAAGGCTTCTCAGCTCTAAGGGCCGAACTAGAAAATACTTCTAGGGCATACGATGATCTTATAGGTATTGCTAAATTAAACGCTTTCAAAGCTATAACAGACTCTTTAGATGAGATAACCTCTGCTGCTGCTAACACAAACTATATACTAGGTGAGATAGGAGAAGGCGGCAATCTTTTAGGCATTGAAACTCAACTTCAAGGTAATATAACTAGCTTCAAAGATAACAGAGAACAAGTTAGGCTTTTCCTCGGTGAGCTAGAAAACTTAGATAGTGCTGTAACCTTAGATGAACAGTACAAAGCAGCTTTACAGCTTTCCTCCGCCTTTAGTAAGGTTGTTGGGGACGCAGAGGGTATGGATGAAGAACAGCTAACCTTCCATACTAACCTCCTTGAGAACATCTATAGGATGGAGCTTATGGGGGCTGCGGTAAGTGAGGTCACCTCTAATCAGAGGGAAGCAAACGAGTTACTGGAGGCTGGACGTTTAGCCCAAATAGAACGTAATAGGGTTGGCATGGATACCCTACGTGACTTGCAGGATCAAATATCCCTACAAAACACACTAAATGACTCTGGAGAAGACAGTGCAGAATACGTAAGAGCTAGGGCAGAGCAAGAAGCTATTGCCTTAAACTTAAATGAGAAGAATACGGCTGAGTACATAAGGCTTACTCTAGCTTTAAGACAAGCCAAAGAGATAGCAATTGACTTTTCCTTAATAGACATAGGGGCAAGCATAAGACCTGCTATTACTTCAGCCGCACAACTGGCAAAGAATCTGTGGTCTGCTGCCACTGCAATGGCTACAGCTAAACAGACCCAAGCAGATTCCGCTGGTAGAGGCAGAGGAAGCTCACAAGGTAACACTGTTGGGGTACCTGAGGATGGGTATGGATTTAGAACACAACTTGCTAACCTAGCTTTTACTCCTTCTAATGATAACACTGGTTCTTCAGGTGTCTCATCTGGCGGCGGGGGCGGTGGTAGTTCCTCAAGAGTTGATCCACAAAAGACTCTCCTGCAACTACAGGCACAAGCTATTGCTGTAGCTGAACTAGCGGCTAACCTAACGATAGAAGGTGACATACTACGTGAGATACAGTCCCTAGAGAAAGACCTAGGAGATACACGTGACCAATACTCGGATGAGGCCATTAGGCAATCTGCTGAGTTTATTGTAGCTGAGGAACAAAAGAGAGATGCTATTGCAGCCACACAAAAGCAGCAGGAAGACCTAGCGAAGTCTATTGCCAACACTATGGGTAATAGCCTAATGTCTGTAGTAGATGGCACTAAGTCTGTTGAGGAAGCCTTCAAGGAGATGGCAGCTAGTATTATCAAGCAACTCTTTGAGGTTCTAGTTGTGCAGAGACTTGTGGCTAACCTTACTGCTACCTTAGGCGGTGGCGGAGGTGGTACTAACCTTATCACAGGTATTGTTGGGGCTGTCACTGGCAGTGCAGATGGTAATGTCCTTGGTAGTGGTAATGTTATCCCATTTGCTACTGGTGGTGTAGTATCATCGGCTATCATGTTCCCTATGGCTGGCAATAAGACTGGTCTCATGGGTGAAGCTGGGCCTGAGGCTATCATGCCTTTGTCTAGGGGTTCTGATGGTAAGCTAGGTGTTAAGTCTAGTGGGTCTAATGACACAGGTGATGTCAATATCTACCAGACATTCTCCTTTGCTGCTAATGGTGACGAGAGTGTTAAGAAGCTTATATCACAAGCTGCGCCTGAGATTGCCAAGATGACTAAGGCTTCCATGATAAACGATAGACGCAGGGGCGGTGCTACAAAACAAGCCTTTGGTTAAACACTGTAACACTAAGGAATAACTATGAGTCTGACGTATCCATTAGCTCTACCAACAACTATTGGTTTCGAGAGTATTGAGATCAGAGCAGTTAATGCTGTAGCTATTTCTCAGTCTCCATTCACGTTTAAGCAACAGGCTATCTCTCATGGGGGGGAGAAGTGGGAAGCATCCATTAGTATCCCCCCTATAGGACGTGACTTAGCGGCACCTTGGAAAGCCTTTCTATTGGGACTCAAAGGTCAGGTTGGTACGTTCCTCCTGAGCGACCCTGATTACGCCACTGCCCAAGGGGATGTATCCTCATGTACTCTCTCAGGGACTGCTGGTGATAACACTGTAACTGTCACTATGACTGGCACACTAAAGGCTGGTGACTACATCCAACTAGGTACAGGTGCTTCATCTAGGTTACATCAGGTGCTAGTGGACCTCACTGGGGATGGGTCTCTTGAAATATGGCCCGCACTAAGGGCTACCTACACAGATGCTACAGTGGTATATGAGAACGCCAAGGGTGTTTTTAGGCTATCATCTGGTGTCACATCATACTCGATTAACAATCAATCAAACTATGGTATATCTTTTGAAGCTGTAGAAGCTATATAGGAATATTAAATGTCAAGAGACCTAACAGCAGATACCATAACAGATATATCTGAGGATAGTGTATTCCCTTTCTTCGCTGTTGAACTTGGGTTTGATGGTGACAACGTACTTCGTATGTGGAATGGCATAGGTACGCTAACGCTATCCAATGGTACTGAGTGGGCTGGTGCTGGTAACTTCCTTGATGTATCGTCTATTGAAGAAACAGCAGAGATGGCCGTCAAAGGTGCGACACTTACGTTAAGCGGTATACCATCAGAGATTCTCTCCCTTGCATTAACAGAGCCTTACCAAGGGCGCGTATGTAAGATTTACTTTGGCACATTGACAGGTAATGACCAGAGTACAGCAGAAGATAACTTTAACGAGATATTCACAGGTTATATGGACCAGATGAATATAGACGATGGGCCTAAGACATCTACTATTGAACTCACAGTTGAGAACAAGCTAATTGACCTAGAGAGGCCTAGGGTGGCTAGGTTTACATCTGCATACCAGAAGGGTCTATATCCTAATGACAAGGGATTAGACTTCCTAGAGGATATGCAGGATAAGCCTTTGACATGGGGCAAGAAGACACCTAAGAATACTTAACCCGATGAGGATACAATGGCTAAACTTACATATCAGCAGGAGTTTCTATCTAGTGTACAGGATGAATGTCAATACCTAATAGAGTTACACTGGGAAGACATAGCACTTAACAAGGATAACATTAAGTTAAACCCTGACTGGGACGCATACTATGCTATGGAAGCCACAGGTAACCTTAAGATATTTACCGCTAGGTCTGGTAGTATTCTCGTGGGTTACTTCGTCGTAGTGTCTACACATAATATTCACTACAAAGATCACATGTTTGCTAGTAATGACATTATATATCTACACAAGGATCACCGCAAGGGTTTCGCAGGTATTAGACTTATTAAGTTTGCGGAGAAATGCCTAAGAGATGATGGTGTATCAGTTCTAACAATTAACACTAAAGTTCACCAGCCCTTTGATAAGGTGCTTGAGAGACTAGGGTTCAATCTTATTGAGCGTGTCTACTCTAAATACCTAGGAGGGTAATACTAATGGCTTTGACGGGTACTTTTATCACTGCCTTAGCTGGTGCAGGTACTGCTGCTGCTGGTGTTACTGCTGCTGCTTTTAGTACGTGGATTGTCGGCGGTAGTATTGTCTCAAGTCTATTAACCTCATTGGCAGTCAGCGCATTACTAGGGGCATTGGCACCTAAGCCTAGTGCTAGTACAGGTGGCCCCAGAGGATACCAGACTAACACAAGTGGCACTGCACTAGATCATCCAGTTATCTATGGTGAGGTACGTGTTGGTGGTGTAATACTATTTGATGAGACTACAGGGTCTAGCAATAAAATCCTACACAGGATTATTGGTGTAGCTGGGCATGAGATAGACTCCTTTGGAGATGTCTATGTTGATGATGAGATTGTAACTATTGATGGAAGTGGCAATGTAACGTCCCCCTCTAGATATAACGGTAGACTTACAATTAATTTTCACGATGGGTCTCCTGACCAAACTGCTGATGCTGACCTAGTGGCTGAGTCTAACAAGTGGACTAATGATCATAGGCTCCGTGGTATTGCGTATATGTATGTCCGTATGGAGTATCATGAGGATGCTTTCCCTAATGGTATTCCTGTGTTCACTTGCCTTGTCAAAGGTAAGAAGTTGTATAACCCAGTGACAGGTACTACTGCTTGGTCAGATAACCCAGCGTTATGCCTGAGGGATTACATATCTACAGCAGGGTATGGCCTTGGTGAAGATGTAGTTAACATTGATGATACTTTGGTGGCCTCCGCTATTACTGTGTGTGCCCAAACTAACACTAATGCTGGTACCACCAGATACACTTGCAATGGTACATTCACTACGTCTACTACCCCGTATGACATGATTACATCCTTGCTAACATCTATGGGGGGTTCCCTGTGGTACTCCCAAGGTAAATGGCGTATGAAACCTGCCTACTGGACTACACCAGTGATGGACCTTACTGAAGATGACCTACGTTCTAACATAGGTGTATCGACTAGACACTCACGCAGGGATAACTTTAATACTATCAAAGGTACCTTCAGAGGTGATGAAACCAATTGGCAAGTAACGGACTACCCAAAGGTTACCAACAGCTCCTTCGTGACTATTGATGGTGGCCAAGAGTCTGTAGCTGATGTCAACCTTAGCTTTACTGATAACTCTGTTGAGGCCAAGAGATTAGCTCTGATATCCCTAGAGGGCAATAGGCAACAGTTGACCGTTAATGCAAGCTTTGGTCTTAGGACATTGGCTTTGCAGGTTGGTGATAATGTAAGGATTACCAACAAACGATTTGGTTGGACTAATAAAGAGTTTGTAGTTCTCTCATGGTCATTTGGTCTTACGGATAACCTAGACTTACTCACAGATATGGTCCTTAGAGAAACTGCTGAAACTGTCTTTGATGAGAATGACGATGGGATACTATACGAGAGAGACAATACTATTCTACCATCAGCTTTCGATGTTGAGGCTGTAGGTATCTCCGCTGTAGCTTCTGTACAGATATCTAATCAAAAGGTATCTAACATAGCACTAGTAAACATCACAGCAACTGATGGTACATATATTGATAAGGTAAACGTAGAATATAAGTTATCCTCTGAGTCTATCTATAGGTCATTAGGTACAGGTCCAATAGGGTATTATGAGGCTGTCAACCTAGAGGTAGCTGACTATGACTTTAGGGCTAGAGCTATTAACACATTTGGGGTCAAAGGTACATGGACTTATCTATTAGACAAAGAGATAAATGCTTTTGCTGGTGACCCTGCTGATGTAAATGACTTCTCAGTTGAAATATCTGTAGGTGCTATGTTCCTTGATTGGACACCTATTCCTGATGCTGACCTTAGCCACTACGAGATTAAACACAACTCTAGTACAAATGGTGCTACATGGGGTAACTCAAGTACAATTGTCAAGAAGATAGCAAGACCTAGTTCATCTATAACCATACCAACTAGGTCAGGTACTTTCCTAATTAAAGCATATGACAAAGAAGAAAACTTTAGCGTCAACCCTGCAACTCTCGTGGTACAAGCATCCGAGTTACCTGCGCTTGGGGTAACAATAACTGGGGATGATCAGAACCCTAACTTCACAGGTACTAAGACTAACACATTGGTTGCATCTTCAGCCTTGGAGATTGATGATACTACAGCAGCCTCCCCTACAGGTAGTTACTTGTTTGACAATTATATAGACGTAGGTTCCTCCGTCACAGCTAGGGTTACAGGCTACCGTACATTCTCGCGTAAGTTTGACGGAGGTACCCCCCTGTGGGATGACATACCTCAGTTATTCGATACATGGCCTGACAACTTCGACACATGGTCTGATGCTGATGCTGAGTTCGGTGATGTGGATGTAAATGTACTTGTGTCTGTGACCTATGATGACCCAGCAGATGTTGGTGCTACATGGGGGTCATATGAAGCAGCCAATGGTTCTAGTTTTGTAGGCAGGGGCTTTAGGTTTAGGGCTAGGCTAGACAGCACTAGTACCAACTTTACCCCTGCGCTTGTAGACCTATACGCTACCGTAGAATATTAACCCGATAACAAAGGATACTTCACATGAGTCAACATGACTTTGATATTGCTAACCAGACAGCTAGTGCCACTAGAGCAGACTTAAATAATGCTTTGGCAGCACTAGCTACACAATCGTCTGGTGTTGCTGAACCTACGACTACTTATGCTAATATGATCTGGTATGAAACCGATAGTAATTGGCTTTGGCAACGTAATGAAGCTGACAGCGCATGGGTAAGGCTCTTGTATGTAGACCAAAGTGGTTCACTGTCATTACTTGATAATACTAAGGTGGTTAGTGCTGCTGGTGTACAACAAGGTCTCTTGGGTGATCAAGCCACAGGTACTTGGGAGACTGGCACTAGTACAACTGAGAGCCTAGTGTCCCCAGCTAAGGTTAAGGCTGCTGTAGCTGCTGCTGGAGCGGAAACTAACCTAGAGACAACTGTGATTTCTACAGCCGTGTCGTCAGTTGACTTTACGTTTGATGAGAGCCTTTACCACGAGGTTCGTTTTGTGCTGCATGGCGTGCGGGTGGCAACCGATAATTCGGCTTTATTGATGCGAACGTCAGCCAACGATGGTTCGTCTTACGACAGTGGTGTGTCTGACTACGAATGGTTCTGTACAGGTGGCCGGACATCCTCCGCGTCGGCCGCTGCGTTTGGTATAGGAGACGCAGCCGATAGTAGTATGCAGTTGGGATTATTCGCTTTGGGCAACGAAGCAGACTCGGCCCTGTCCGGCAACTTCACCGTGTACGCGCCATCGGACACTAGCGAAACAAGGGTGACAGGCATGGCCGCGTTCCGGTTTTCTACGGCTGAGCCTTTTTCTACGAACAGTATGGGCGGCACCAGAAACTCATCTGCAATCGTTAATGGTGTAAGGTTCTTCGCCTCAAGCGGAAACTTAACGAGCGGCACAATTCGCATGATCGGAGTTTTGAAATGAAGAAATATGTAAATGGCGTAGAAGTTGAACTAACGACGGATGAAGTGAGCGCGTTTAACCTATCTCAAGTTGGTAGTGATGCTCGCGCACTAGCATCAAAGCGCAAGGAAATGGTATGTACACCACTACAAGGTATCCTAACCCTAGGGGAAACTGAGTGGGACAAGGTATTAACCTATCGTGATACAGCTACATGGCAAGAGAAGGTAATCATTGATAATGCCTCTGATTGGGTACGCACTAGTCAGAACATAGACTTCTTTGGTTACCTCCTTAGTTACACAGATGAACAAATGGATGACCTATTCACACAAGCTATTCTGGTAGTCGTCTAATGTTATATCGTGTGTACCGACCCCTGTATATTATCCTACGGTTTGCTGAGATGTTTATATCATCTGGTAGTCGTCTGATAAACGCAGTGTTATTCTGCGGGTCAACACATCAGACACTAAGCTCAAGGGCCTTTATTGATGGGCAAACAAATGAGGCATGGTCTAGACGCAGGTACTACATTGATTTAATCTTCTGGTTTCAACCTAGTCATTGTGCAGGAGCATGGGCTAAAGAAGTAACAGATGCTCGTAAGACACTCCTGAGAGCTAAAGCTGAACCACACAAGGAATAACACTATGTCTAAAGATACAAAACCAAAGTTCAACCTAAGTGATCGCAGTCGTAGAACACTAGAAGGTGTACACCCTGATCTCATTAAGGTAGTTCATAGGGCTATTCAGAT